TTTTCCGTCCATGATGTCGTCTATAGTGATATCACGTAGCTTTTGGATCGTTTCAATCACTACAACATCAATTTGTTTTCCGTTTTCTCTTAGTTGTTCAATAATTTTAGGCAACATTTTAATCACTGCACTAAAATGCTTGTAATTCTTAATCTGCACAACTGCCCCGTCTTCTGTTACCGTTGTTCCGTCCTCATTTATATCTAGTACTAAGGCGTTGTTATCTTTGGTTAAAAACGTAGTTTTACCAGTCCCGAACTTGCCGTATATCGCAAATTTATAAAACTTGTTTGCATTTTGTTTGCTGATGTCTTTTACACCTAGTTGCGTTAAAATATCGACATCTTGATTAGTTTGTTCAGTCATGTTCTACCTCCTCGTACTCAATCGTTTCTGTCACTGTTTTCTTGATTGCTTTGTGATAATCCATATTGATACTCGCTTCTTCCATACCGTTAAACTCCCTAGCTCTATTTCTATTTGTGGAGTAACTAACATCTGAATTATTATCAGTTGGTTTGTTAGTTATATAAATTGGCATATCCCTATGACGGATGATATAAGTTACAGTCTGATTCATAGCGACCTCCTACCATTTCATGACTAAGTTAATTAGTCTGTCCTGTTCGTCTGCGTTCTCTTCAATCCATTCATCTATTGCTTGGTTGAATAAGTCTGATGCCATATCTAAGTCATTCTCATCTACGACATAAGCATGTTTAATTGGTACGTTGTTCATATCTTTAACTTGTATTGATATGCCCATATGCCCTTTTAAAATGGATAGCTTAAAATCGAATCCGTTAACATGAATATTTTTGCGTATGATATCGCCTATTTCGTAATACATCTTGACTTCCTCCATTTTTCGTTTTATATTGAACATGAATTTTTTCTTAAGTGTTTGATACTGTTACTTGTTGGCGCAAGTAGCAGTTTTTTCATTCTTCATAAAAGTATTCCTTATAGAATATGAATGTTGCGATACTTGCGAATCCTGCAATTGACCATGCTGTAGTGAAGTACAGCAATGGCATAAGAACAATCGCTAAGACTGTGAAGCATAATACTGCTAATAGGTAGCTTTTATAAGTTTTACTCATTTACTTTTTTCAACTCCTCCATTATTCTCTGGTCTGATAAGCCGTGATAAGGGAATTTTTCTCTAGCTAATTGGACTGGTATTCTGCCTCGTATCGCAATGTATCCCTTGTCTTCAAGCTCTTTATTCAGTTCTCTTATTATTTGTCCTGCTTTGGATTTTGAAACAGATAAAATTACCGCAAGTTCTTTAGCTTGCAAACTATTTTTTATCATATCTATTCCTCCTTTTTATTTTTGTGTTGTGTATAATTTAGTTATCTCCTAGTGAAAGGAGGTGGATAATATGTCATATAGTGAATATGAACAGCTTTACTATAAAATTGTTAATGAAGCTGATGAACTATACGGTGGTCAAAGTGAACACTTCAAGAAGAACCTTCAAAAACTTACAGAGAATGCTGATGAAGGTGTTTCCAGTGAAAAGATTTACTCTACCGCTTTACATGAATCACTTGAGTACCAACGAAACTTCATCTTCTTAGAATTAGGTAAGGTTCTCTTTAGTGAAGTCGGAAAATACCTTAAGTAGTTTTATTCCTGAATCAGGATCGCTGTGTCGCTCAATCGTTTCTGCTGTAGACTCTTTACTAAAATCATTTCTATTGATTACAGGCTTTCTCGTATTTCGTTCAATCTTCCAAACCTTCCAAGTCACAACTGCCATTGTGATGAGGAGGGTTGTTTTGTATAACGTGTTCATTTGTTTATGCTCCTTTGCATTTCCAAAAATTTAATATAATTTAAATTCGGTACCATCTATTTGAATGTATAGATTATCTAAATCAGGGATTGCCTTTTTATATAAACCAAATCTTGATTTGATATCTGCTAATAAATAGGTATCTAAATTACCAATTGATAATAGTCGTCTATTACCTTCTTCGTCATAGTAGTAATAGATGACTTTTTTGTTTTGAGCTTGCATTTGCTGTGCCCTCCTGTTAAGCAGTTACGTTAGCTTCATAACCGAATTCAGTCATGATTTCATGTATTTTCAATCTGCCTTTTTGTGTCCATCTAGTTTGTAAAACTGTGTCTTCTCTGCCATCAGAACGCACAATTGTTATAGTGTCTGAATCTGTGTAACTCTTGCCCATGTGTTCTGAGTAAAGCACCCACTGTTTATTTACTTTTCGTTGTAGTCTAGCTTCGTGTAGTAGTTTGTTTAACTTTTGTGCTGATATACCGTAGTCTGCCGCGATTTGAGTTGTGGCTAATGTGCCAGTTGACTTTAAGATTTCATCTACATAGTCTGCTTTGGGTTTTAGTTCTCCGATTTCTTGTTGTAAAAGTAAGTTTTGCTCTTTTTCTTTCTTATACTCAGTCAACACTGTAATGATGTAGTCTGGATCTTTTAATGTTTGTTCAATTACATTGTCTGTTGCGTATATACCGTGTTTTCGAATAGCTGGTAGGACATCTGATGTTACCCATCGTTTGAATTTCCGAGCGGTTTCTCTAATGTTTTCGTTTTTACTTTGTTTAGAAGCATCGAAGATTAAACTGTATAATCCTGATTCGTTGATAATGATCATATTTCTGTTTTGACCTGATGCACTAAATTGGTGCGTCAGCTTGTCCTCGCTATCAACATGATTTCTGATGGCATTGTCTGTCCTTGCATACCCTAAAATCTCAGCAATATCTTTTCCTACAAAATAAGGTTCGTTTTCAATTTCCACTGTTCTTACTGGTAGCTCTTTAAAATTAAATGTTTGTAATGCTTGCATCGTTCATTCCTCCTTTTAAGACATTTGTTTCCCTTCGACCAAAACGTATTTAAAATACGATTCATCTTTTAAAAAAATAATCTCATCAATAGAGATATTTAATGTTTTGGCAATTCTAAAAGCATCTCTAGGTTTAATCATTTCTGGGTTATTTTCCCAAATGTTATAAGTAGATGGTGAAATGCCAAGTTTTTCAGCAAAAGACGACTGGGTATAACCTTTTCGTTTTCGCCATTCATCTAATTTCAGACTTTGTTTGATGTAGTTCATTTTTTAACCTCCTTGTTAAGTTCTGACTAAAGTATATCGTAATTTAAATACGATTTCAAGTGTTTTTCGTAATTATTTTAGAATTTTACGTATTTTTATTTTCGTAAATCGTATTTTAAGGGTTGCAATTACGATTTTTCATAGTATAATAAAAGTGTAAAAAACATTATATATAAGGAAGGAAAACAAAATGGCTTTCAAAAATTCCATAAAAGAAATCAGATTGAACAATAGATTGTCTAAAGTTGAGATGGCTAGAAAATTAGATGTTTCCGAAGGTACTATAAGAATGTGGGAAAGCGGAAGAACTGAACCTAGAATGGGTATGGTCGAAAAAATTTCAAGTTTGTTCAACGTTTCTAAAGGTTATCTCTTAGGAGAAATTGAAGAAATTGTTTTACCCGAATTTGATAGCGAAATCGAGGTTCCATATTTCGGTAAAGTTTCTGCTGGAAATTTCGAAGAAGTTGCAATTGATAATGAAAAATTAAAAGTTCCACCATTTGCTTTTAACGGTCGTAAACCTAGCGAATGTATAGCACTAAAAATAAACGGAGATAGCATGAATAAAATACTCGCTAACGGTTCTTATATAATTGTCCATGATTATAGAAAGTCTTGTGATCATAAACTTAGCAGCAACGACATCCTTGTATTGCGTCTAGGTGGTGAATATACAGTTAAACGTGTGAGACGTACTGAAACAAAACTACATTTAGACCCAGTAAGCTATTCAGATGAATTTAAAACTAATTCTTACGATTTAGATTCTATTGATGAAATCGAAGTGATAGGCAAAGTTATTTATAACTATCGAATTTTTGATTAATAGCGTCTATGTGGCGCTTTAATATAAACCAAATGAAGGAGAAATTGAAAATGGCAGGAGATAAATTAACTTTTAAAGAAATTCTAACAGAAACAAAAATGTTTAGTAAGTTAAGCAATAGAAAGATTGACATGTATAAAAAAATGACAACAGATGAAAAAAGAAAGATATTAAATGATTTTAAAGAAGGAAAAGAACTTGATATCCAACTTTATAAATCTGAAAATTTTAAAAACACTAACGAAGAATACGAATCAAAATCAGCTAAAAGTTTAAACGGACAAGGTATTAAAGAAGCTACCGACGTTACGACTTACGCATATCAAAAGCAAAATATTAACCCTACACTATTGAAAGTCTACAACGGTTTAGGTACATTCACAACAAACGTAGATAAACAAGCTAAATTCGTATTCTACGATACGCAATTAAAACAAAACTTTGTCTCTATAGCTCAACGAGACGAACTAATAAAGCAAAATAATAGAATTATCGAGCAAAACAACGAAGTCATAGATTTATTAAAACAAATAGCAAATAAAGGAGTGTAAAACATGAAAAGATTATTATATTTAATTTTAGCTAGCGCGTTAGTATTAGGTGCATGTGGTAGCAACGACGGCGATAAGAAAGAGGAAAGCAAGAAAGCGGAAACAAAGAAAGAGAACAAAGACAAAAAGAAAGAAACTAAAGACAAAGCAGAAGTGAAAAAAGAAAATGCTAATCAAAACGATAACAATAATCAAGTAAACAATGATAACAACACAAATGTTAATGATCATCAACAAACTAATAACGCACCTAAACAAAATCAAACACAAAATAATCCCACTTCTAATAAAAACAACAATGCACCAGTGAAAGATGAGTTTTCAAGTGACACATCTTATAACGCTTATCAAGAAGCTAAAAGAGCAACAGAAGAAAACAAACGTCAGAATGGTGGCCATACTGCCGGTATAGGTGGTTCATGGGCAGTACAAGACGGACAAGACTATAATTCATGGAAGAAAGCACAAAATGATTTTGACAATTTTAAACGTCAAAATAGTGAAGTGATTCAACAATAAAATTCCGGGTAGCCCGCCTACCCTTATTATTTTTTGCCAATTTTGAGGAGGGAGAAGTAAAATGCCAGTATATAAGGATGATAATACAGGTAAATGGTATTTTTCCATTAGATATAAAGATGTATACGGTAATAACAAACGTAAGATGCAACGCGGTTTTTCAACTAAGCGTGAAGCTAAGAGAGCAGAGGCTATTTTTTTGAATGACGTAAACGAAGGATATAGTGATTCGAAAACATTTGATTATGTTTTTCATCACTACTTAGAAAATAGCGATTTGAGACCTAAAACAAAACGACGCAAACAAAATGAATATCATAAACATTTTAAAGCTAAGTTCGGGCACATAAAAATGAATAAGATAACGCAAAATCAATGCCAAGAGTTTCGTAAATATCTAATAGAGAATGTAGCATCAACAAATTCTGCTCGTACAATTTGGTCAGGTTTTAAAGTTGTAATTAATTATGCCAAAAAATACTTTGGATTACGTACAGATCCAACAATATCAATTAAACCTATTCCGCGTGTAAAGCCAAAACCTAAGTTTATGATGCGTGAAGAATTTGAAGAAAGAATCAAAGACATTGAAGAGCAAGATTACAGAGAGTTATTTACATTAATGTTTTATACAGGTTTAAGGATTGGCGAAGCTATGGCTCTTGTTTGGACAGACTACAATAAATACAAAAAAGAGATATCCATAAATAAAACAATGGACATCTCTAATAGAACTATATATCCGAGACCAAAAACAGATAGTTCAGAGGATATTGTTCCTTTACCTAAATTCATCAATACAATGTTAACTGAACGACATCAACGTGAAAAAGAGTTAAACAAATATTTTGATGAACGTAGTTATTTTATTTTCGGAGGAATGGCTCCCAAACATTACAGTCATGTTCAAAAGAAATTTCAAAAAGCTTTCCCCCATTATAACATTCACGCGTTAAGACATTCTTATGCATCTTATCTTGCAAATAATGGTGTAGATATTTTCGTTTTACAGTCACTCATGAGACATGCTCAAATCACTGAAACGATGGGCACTTACAGCCATTTATACACTCAGAAAAAACACGATGCAATAGCCATTTTTGACAAGTAA